CTTCCTTATACATTTCTTTCACAGGGTTTTCTTCAGTCATCATTTTATCATTCTTCATTGCAATCTCCTTGGATTCAAAAATTGTGGTGGTGGTTGCAGGATTTGCAACTAGATCCACCGATCTAACTCTGTCAATTCTTACTACTCTTTCTGTACCATCTTGATCAGGAATTGATTTGCCACTAACGAGGTGGCTAAATCCTACATCGCCTAAACCATTGTTTTCAGCAAACCATAAAAATGATTCAATCCCATCAGCATGAGGATTGTATCTGAAGTCCGCATATAACCCTTCGGAGGTAAAGCGGACATTCTGAAGCCATCCTAGCCTATCAGAAAACAATGGTGCTTCTGTTTTGTGATCTTTGTTTACTGGAGCGTTCTCGTATAGCGGAACTGCATCACGAATCGCTTTTGGATCGTAGATTCTGCCATTCATTGAGCTAAATCCAAGGACTTTTACACCGTAAACAATGCACTTGTTTCGGTCAACTACACCAGGTTTATTTTCAATAACGGCATTCATAGTATGATATTACATCCAATCGTCTAGTGTTGTCAACAATTATCCTGTTACAGTCGATGTTTTTGGTGATTTTGCTGCTGGTAGATTTGGTGGTGGTTCATTTCCACCAAGTTTTTCTGGTGAAGAACTTGACACAGGTTGAACAGGTTCGGGGATCTTAACCACTACATCACGGAACATAAGATCAATGATCTCAGGAGTGATCGCAGGGAATGATGCTCTCGCAATCGCCTTGCCACTTTCCATTGGAATCTCACCAATAGTGCATCGATGAATAATATCGACAAGGTTGGCGATCTGTGCCCCATTGAGAGCGGAATCTTGAACTTGATCTCCACCACCGATCCCTTGCGTAGCACTTCCAGACTCAATCCTTGATGAAGGATTCATTGGATCAATTTCCGTTGCACCCTTCTTCTCATCAACAATTGGTTTGATGAAGTTTGATGCTTCGGTATCGTTATCAAGGCCTAATTCGGCCCGAATCGTTTGAATCGACTTCACGCCCATCGAATGGTACACATTGTTCATCTCAGCTTCCTTCTGATGCTCTCTTGATTGAAGAGAATATGCTTCAGAAGTGATCTTGATGTTCTTAAGAATCTCTTTTGGAATGATACCGTGTTCGGATGCGAGGTGAATTTGCGACCAAGCTAATGACTTGTTTGGCTCGAATCTACATTCGGCCAAGGATCTTCCAACAATCCCCTGCCATCGCTCAAAGGTTCGCCTTGCTGGAGCTTCCGCAATGAGTGCTGAAGAGTAGTTATTATTTGATGCGTCACCGGACATGAGTGTTTCGCTGATTCCAAAGCGTGTTGCAAGGGATCGTAGGTTAGCCTGCAAAACTTGGATAAGCCCTGCTGCATCGACATTTGCCCCTGGAAATTCGTAGTCGATGTTTGCGGGTGCTGTGATGATCGATCCATAGCCAAATCTCTCCAATCCAATGCTTTCGGTTGCACCCATATTATTGCTACCACCAAGCGTAGCATCAATCTGTGAGTCGACAAGTGATGCCATTGAGTCAGGGGCAACATTGTTTACTTTTCTGATCATCGCAACCTTAGCTCTAGCTTTAGCCATCGTGACTGTACTGGCTAAAATATCCTCGCAATTGGTCAAATTCTGGAACACAGGGTAGAATGTAGTCAAACCACGCTTTGCATTCGCATTTGTGCCAATTTTAATGTGTATTATTTCTTCAGCAGGGATAAAATCGGGTTCTCTAGATACCCTAGGCTTCAAAATGACATTATAACCTAAAACGGTGTTAATATCGTCTTCGTCACACACGATACCAAATGAATCTTTTGGTGATCCGATATCCGTAGCATAACCCCTGACCAATTCTGGCTCAATAAAGCGAATTACAAGCATTCCATTGGCTTGTGGGAACTTTCTAATGAATACCTCTCCATCAACATGGAGTCTGTACACAATTTCATTCTCGACATCCACCATATTGTTGTATTCACGAAAGATATCAAGTGATGCTTGGCATCTCTTCAATAGGTCTTCCGGTACTGGGTTTTTTAAATCGATTGAAGCTACCCGCCATTTAAATCCCGCAGACCCAACAACAAATGATTGAAAGCATTGAACTAACCCATGTGCAAACTCGTTAGTCGCAAACACGAATCTAGCTCTATCCCTGATGCTTTTTAACTGCCACCAAGAAAGATAGATCGGAAGTTGCTCACCCGATAGGTAATTATCTCTAACCGCTAATTGAGCGGGATTGACCCAACCACCCATCCCAGCATTAGGGAACTGAAAAGCACCATATTCAGACGGATCGTTCCAAAATGGCCCCCATCCAGTCTGATAACTGCCTGTGTCATACGAAATTGATTCCGTAATCGGTTTTTTGCTTGGTTTCTGTGATGGTTTTCGTTTTGCCATTGGATTCTCTAATTATTGATTGTAAAGAACCCATTTACACTTCCAGAGGTGTTTCCGCTGGTGATAATTTTCAAACCACCAGTAGAAACAAGGATTCCGTCACCCTGACCACTAACAGTATATATTTCGTACTGTTTTACATGAATTTTTCCAGATAAAGGTGTTAAATCAGTTTGAACAAACTGAATGTAACAATCGCAATCTGGTTGCAATGTGAAAACATGAGAATCACCAGCACCAGCAAATATTGCTGTAGTTGATGGTATTGTTGCACTATACGCTACTGTTGTAATTGTCATATTTTAATACCTAACTGTATAAAGTTACAAAACCACTTAATCTTCCAGATGTATTTCCATTTACTGTCAGTTTTATTCCAGCATTAGTTATCAACATACCATTCCCTTGTACAGCACAATAAAGTTGCTCATACATCGGAATGTGAATTTTTCCTGTCATTTCAGTTGTTCCATCAGCTTTAAAAAACTGAATAGTACAATCACAATCCGGTTGCAACATAAATCCGTGAATGTGACCCGAACCACTAGCAATGATCGTTGTTGTGCCTGGAATGGTTTGCGAAATCGGCATCGAACTATCTGGCATAT